CCACGACGAAGGTCACCAACGCCAGAACCGAAGTATCCGACACCAGTCAACCACATCTGGAGACCACCAGGAGTTTCACCTGACTTCAACTGTAGACCTTCCTTCATAACAGTGAACAATGCACTGTCACCGAAGTAAGCACCAACAAGCACTGGGCTTGTTGAACCTTGACCTAGCATAATGCGGTTTGCAGACTGCAAGAAGGTTGTGAACATGATTTGGCAACCATATACAGATTCAATCTTACCGGTTGACAATAGTTCATTACCAAGAGCAGAAAGGTTTGAACCACCTGAAGATGCAACTGCACCACCAGTTAATTCAGCAAGAAGACGAGTCAACGAAGAACCGCTTCCACCGATTGCATTGTTTGATGCTTCAGTTACATAACCGTTTGAGTCAAGAACGATGACAGGAGCACCTGGCATACGAGCAACCTTGAAGTTCTGCTTGATGTTGCGAACAAGTTCAAGCACTTCACTTGCAGAGAAGCCAGTTGTCCAACCTGAAGTGTTTGATGGAAGACCTGCTTGAAGCAGTTCCATAGCACCCAATTCAAGAACACGCTGGAAACCGTCAGCAGGTAAAGTTGTACCTGGTGCAGTACCATAATATTCGTTGCCTGGAGTTGCTTTGAAATCCAAGAATGCAGCAGTTACACGCTGGTCAACTTTTTCAGCGAATGATTCGCCAAGTTCACCACCAAGAGTAGCAGCCAACTGGAACGAAGTTGTCCAGCCGTAGAAGATATCAAATGCAGTTGAAGCAACTGCTGGAGTTGCTGTGATAGAACCTTGTCCAAGTGAAGGGTTCTGTACAGTTGCGTTACCAGTACCCCATGAACCACCAGTGCCGTTAGCATTGTAATCCTGATAAGTGATTGGAGCGAAGTTAGGAACGAGGAACTCGTTACCCTGTGTTGGTGTTACAACATTGGTCATGTTGACAAGACCGATTGATTCGTGCATAGCACGGAGTGCGAAAGATGCGATTGCGGTTGTGAAGCCATCTGCTTCGTTATTTGGACCGCCTAATACATAAGCCATTATAATTCTCCTTTAGTTGGCATATTTTAGAGTATTTTGCGACTTGGAGCCGACGATGTTGCTGAAACTTTCATACCCTTAAGTCCGACATTCTTACCAAGACCATTTCGTGCAGCCCATGCGTTAAACGCTGCTGGGTCACGAGTATAATCTGGTATGCCTTCTTCAAGTGCACCAGCAAAACCACCTTGTCCAGGTCTTAAACCAGAACCACTGTTCCCGCTACTCTGGCGAAGAAGTTTAGGATTACCCTGCGCTACTTCATTTACGAGACCATTGATTGTTAGAGGAGAACCATCTATACCATAGCGTTCACGACCCTTGTTATCTACAATTGCATAGGTACCATCATCGTACCATTCAATGTTTGACTTTACTTTAGTTAAAGCGTAGTCAAGTAGATCGGAGTCAAATCGTTCACCCATTGCTCGTTGAATCTCTGAGTCCAAGTCACGCTCTCTCAACTTTTGTTCCTTCATAGAAAGGTCCTGTTGGAGGCGATTGAACTGTTCATGCAAGTCATTTGTAGTGACACGATTAGAGCGTCTATCTGTATTCTGTTGTTCTACTGGCTGTGCGTTGCCACCGCTGGTTTGTTGAGCAGATGTTCTTGCCATAAAACTTAACGCTGCTTCTACTGATTCAAAGTTCTGTCCACTCGCATTGCTGAGAGCATTTAGAATTGAATTAGTGGTGCTTTTGCGAATTGCACCTGCATTAACATTCTGTTCCGCATTGTTACCAGTTGCCTGGTCCTGCATTGCTTCAGGGGCTTGTTCGTTGCCAACGAAAGTATCTTCATTCATTTTAATTGTTCCTTAGTTGTTCGTAACTACCGATTTGTATTGTATTTATTCTATTCGTATAATAGAATTATCTACCTGTGTTTACCCCACCAGTTAACTGCACTGCAATTGCCTGTTGAGGTGTATATGTTATTCCTAGATTAGTGATGGGCGTTCCCGCACCACCAAGTAATGTAGCATTGCCATCATCGCCGCCAGCGTCTTCACTGGCTTCTTCCATATTGCTGTCATCATCTTCGTATTCTCTCTCTACAGGGATCATACTTGGCATGAGGTCACGACTCAATACTTCTTGATTAGTTTCTGTCATCAAGCCCTTTAGTGCAGGGTCTTGAATAGTGTCAATGTATAGTTGCTCATAATCAGCAATCTGAGTAGAAGGTGCAAGCATACCAATAATTTCTTTATTGACTAGTGCATTGATTACTGGGTCTTCTGGAGACAATGCTTTTGCTTCTTTGATTAATGCTAATCTATAGTTGGTATCGTGGCTTTCATAGTCAGTGTTATATCTAACTTCGCCAGCCCAACGCATATTCATATAACGAGCAGCATAGGTAAGAATAGTTTCTTCTGCTGCTTCCATCAATCTTGCTTTTGCTTTTGCAAGTCTATGCAATTGCTTGCGTTCTTCAATGATGGCAACTCCTGATGCGATTTGATTCTTAGTGTTGCGTAAACCACCTAAGCCAGTCAACGCTTCAATCTGTTCTAGAATGTTATCTTGCTTCTTGATGATTGTAAGAACATCGCCAGTATCAATAGTGATGGCTTCAATCTGCCCCTCACTTGCACGAACGATTGCACCAGAGTGTACTGGTACTTTAACGCCTGGCTCTGCACGAATGATTGTGTGTGCGAATTGTACCGCTGAATAGGCCTCGCATTCTAGTTTATAATGTTCTCGTTGTGCATCTGTTGCGCTGTCAATGTCTGATACGCCTAAATCAATTCTGCGAGGGTCACGACGACCGTATGCAATGAATACTGGGATAGACATTCCTAGTGGGAAGACACCTTCACCAATAAGTTTTGCAGGTGCATTCAATTGAATAGTGTTTGCATTCTTCTCAACTTCGTATGATTTGTAGTACGAAGGATTATTTGAATCACCTAAGTGATAGCATTTGATGTAGTAGCAATTCTCATCTTCCATCTCAAGTATCTTAACATGCTTAAGAATAGGTCTGCCACCGTAATAGTCAAACTCCCAGTCCCATACATTGAGGGGCTGAATAGCAACAGTATAGGGGCGACCTAATGTACCGTCACCTGCTTGTGGCATGTCAACTGCAATCCAGCAATGTCCGTAAATGCTTGTTAAGTCACCCACTTGTTCCATAAATGCTGTCAAACTGCTGTTGTTTAAGTCAGCGTCAAGTAGGAATAAGTCTGCCCACTCTGCATTTTTAGGGTTGATGAACGAACCAGCGGGTGTACAGAACTGTAGATTGCGCTTTACACCTGGGTCAAACAGTACATCGTTGATGGTATCTACAATATAACGGCAAATAGGCTGTGCAATTGTGTTATTAATTAAGTCAATCCATAGATTGCTATCTTCACTTGGGCGTTTCTTACGCACATACTGTTTAAAACTGTAACCACCGAGATATGCTAACTGGTAGGCTAACATTTGCTCGTAAATTACATTATAAACAGGATTTTTCTTCAGGAGTTCTGAATTATTCATAGATTATTGTCTCTCATATATGAGTGTAGAACACATTGCGCTTAGTGTATTTATACTTCACGGCTTATGTTTACACTTATCATTGTGGTTTCTAGCAATTAGATTAACTGGTTTTACAACACCGCACTGATTGCAAGTACCTAGGGCATGTTTTCTACCTAACATATAGCGACTATGCCTTCCTTTAGCAGCCATATCTTGTGAGTTTTCTTTAAGTGTACCAGCCCATAGATGTTCTGGGTTAACACATATTGGATTGTCACATTTATGACACACTGCTAACCCTGCAGGAATAGGGCCATTAAACAATTCATAACTAACTCTGTGTGCTGTACGCATTACGCCAGGACCAAAACGAAACATACCATATCCGATATTGTTAGTTGCATTTTGCCATTCCCAGCAGTCAGTTGTTTCATTAATCAAATACTTTTTGTTAAATCGTTCAAGTACGGGTTTTGATATTCGTCCTCTTGCCATAAGTTGTCTCCTATAGTTTATTTATACTAGCCCCAACTCATGAAGTCTTCTTCTTGCTCGCCCTTTAGAATCTCTTCCCAAGTAGGACCCCCAGGGTACAGAGGGCTATGAGGCATATACTCGCCGCCAGGGCTACTTGCACGGGATAAGCGTTGATCAGAGTTAACATACTCTGATATGCCAATGGTGTGATGTTGAATGGGGAAAAGGTGGTGTATGCCATATCTGATTGAATCTCCTAAGCCATCTATGTGGGCGTATTTTTGTTCTGTGTACTTTACTAATTTCTTGCGTGTACCATCTTCAAAGTGGTAAGTCTGTAGTGCTTCTAATAATTTCTTATCATTAGGGTCTACGATAAGTCCACCTCTGTTGATGAATCCATTGCTCGTATTATCTGTGTCAGTGATAAGGGGGTTTGATTTCCTACTGTTGACGATTGTAAATCCATACTTCTCAAGTAAGACTCTATCAGTGATACCAAAGGGCGAAGTTGTATCTCTATTCGCTTGAGTTCCTGACATATCAATGACTGCGTTAATTCGTCTTCTGGGGAAGTCTTGTCTGATAGCCTGCGCAAGTCCTTCAGTCCCGCAGTCAGGTATTGCATAAGATTTAAGTATCTCAATAGTTCCGTCTGGCTTTCCTGCATTTGTCACCTGTGCTACTGTTGCACACATTACTCTTTTGTTAAAGTCGTGGAATGTGTACAAGTCTTGTTGTTTGTCTACAATTTCTCTACAATACTTATGTCTGTCCCATGTGTAGAAGAACTGGTCAGCAACAGATTCCCACTGACACATATAGTCTTGATTAAACTTGAGGGGACTTAGTATTCGCTTTTGTTCATCAATGAAGTCACGATTACCGCTACGCATTTCTTCATAGTTCAAATGTCTAACAATATATTTCTGAGGCATTTCTAGTGCCATCTTAAACAAATCATACAGTGGCCCTGCACCGTTAGGCGTACTGATAACAATCAATCTACCAGCAGTGTCAGGCTGACCCACTTTAGGTCTAAGTCTGTTTGTGATTTCTTGTAGCGTATCAGATGTGTAGAGGGCTGCTTCGTCTGCTACCCACACGCCAACATTGAGACCTCTTAAGTTCTCTCTTTGTTCTGCTGATTTGCAACGAATGAATACGCCACTTGGGAACTTAATTGTTAGTTCACTGTTGTTAATGTCTTTACCATCTACTAAGCCAAAGTATTCAATGCAGGATTTCTTTAACGGTTCCCATATCAGTGACTTAATCATTGACCCAGTAGGCGCACTATAGATAATATCTTTACCTTTGTGATACTTTTCATCACTCGCAAATATAGGCAGCGCAATAGCAGCAAGAAATGTCTTACCACTACCAACAGGCACAATGTCTATACAGTGCTTATCAGTCTGTAGCCAATCTTGAAATATAGTTGACTGTTGACCAAATAAAGGTATCTCTATTTGATTCTTCATTTTTTCTCAATTGAAGTAAACTTTACCGGAAGTGCTGTTTTGCTTTCCCATTCAGGCAACTCTTTAGTTGGGAATGAGAACACATTAGTCATCGCTTGACCCAATGTAGTGTGGTCAATCTCGTGCTTCTCTGCAATGACTTTACCGAGAATCATCTTCTCATAGTTCTGTCGTGCAGGCATATCAGCAGCGAGAATAGTTAATGCATAACCTTCTGCTAATAGTTCTTCAAAGGGTTTGCCGCAAGTTTTCTTGATTGAATCAAGTACCTTCTCAGCAGTTAGTTTGCTCGTTGACCCTTTAGGTCTACCAGCACCTGGGCGTCTACCGCCATTTACTTTGCTCATAATATACTTCCTATGTAAATGCCAAGCAATGTACCAATCATCAGTTCAGGCAATAAGAATCTGACAGTGTATAAGTTAGGCATGGTCTATCGCCTTTTCAAACATTGCATTAAGGTGTGGGTGTAATGAATTAGTTGGTGTATATTCTTTTAACATATCACGCAACTTTATTAGTCCATTCTTATCTAATCCATACATTGCATCATAGATAACATGGAAACTTGTTTGACAACACAAATGTCTTGCAAGTTCTTCAATATCTATTGTTACACCTTCAGTAATAATATCGGTCTGCTGTTCAGGCTTAGTATGTTCTACGATATGTTCTTCAATATGTTGTGCTAGTTCTTCATCACAGCAAGGTTCACCGTCTATGCAATTACCGCAGCAATCTTCTTCGTTAATCATTTATTAATCCTTCTTGGCGTAGTATCTTAGTAGCCCAGGTAAGTCCAGCATTGCCGCCCCACATAAGATATGCTTGTGTACCAGGAGTAGGACTACCGGGCTGATAGTATACTTCTGCTCGTTTAAGAAAACTATAGGTTCTTTTAACAGTATCTAATGTTACATTCTCACGCTTGATGAACTGATTCGCTCTTGCAAGCCCTACACTTGTGCCACCTTTGTTACTGGGTGTTGCTTTGTCACGCATATTCATTCCTGCTTGTGCGTTGTCAGCCATTGCTTGTGTAGGTTTGTAACTCATTAGATGTACACCTTTTCATATTCATCAGCGTTATCTTCAGGGTCTAATCCATCCCAATAACTACCGTCACTAATCTTCTTGTACTTTAACTTACCAAATGATGTAAGCCACTTCTGGTTCTTTGCGTTCCACGCTTTACAAATATCAAGGAAGCGTTCGCTACCCAGCATCAACTGCAACTGTGTCTTACAATCTGATACTGATGGGTTACTGTCACCAATACTGTGTTCAAGAATGTACATATGGTCAATGCACTTATCAATCTCAATCTCAGTCATGTAGGGACTAAGTTCTACTACCATCTTGTTGAAGTTAGCAATGTGACTAACATTCATTGGGCGGTCAAGCAATCCTTTTAATTGTTTATTAATGTTTTGTGACATTGAAGCCATCTCCCATTGGACAGTAACTATCGCTAGTGTTTAGTGGCACAGTACCCTTAAGTTCTGCGGCTTTGTCCTTTAGCATTTGTTCAGTAACGAATGCACCTAAGAACTCATACACAGTTGTAAGTCCCAACATCTTTAAGTCAAAGATACGCTGGTTCTCATCACTTAGGTGACTAACATCCATTTCTTGCATCTGTCTTACTGACTCAGCAATGTCTTTCATTAGTGGCTGAATACTAACATAAAGATGACCATCGCCACCTTTTATTAGTTTATATGAATAGTTCAATTCAGGGGTAATTTGTTCACTCATAATTTTATCTACGCTTTCGTTTCATATCATATTCAATGTCTCTAGTAACTGTGCGTCCAGCACGCTCTGCTTTAGCGTCACGCATTCTTGCAGGCTCACGGGTACCACTACGCATGTCATCATATTCAATGTCTCGTGCAACTTGACGACCGGCTCTTTCAGCCTTGTTGTCTTCTCTGCTACGATAGCCTGATGCATACATTGCACGACCCTGCATTTCTGCTTCTTCACGAGTCTTGTACATCTTACCGCTATCACCGTAACGATACATTGTCATTCCACCTCTAGTAATCTTTTGTACTGGCATTTTACTTTCCTTTTACTTTAACACATTTGTCTTTGCCGCCCTTAGTGCCGGCATAACGATAGCCTTCCCAACATGCTTTACCATCAGCGCCCTTCTTCTTGCCACTTGACTGGGCTTCTTCTCTAGTCTTGTAAAGTTTACCGTCTTGTCCTTGACGAAAGAATGATTGTCCACCTTTTGTAATTCTTTGAATGAGCATGTGTTCTCCTAACTTTAGTTTCTTTCTAGTATTTATAGTTAAACATTGTTCTTCATGATTGGAGCAGTATTTTTCAGTCTTAAATGTTTTCTCACAATAGTCGCAACCATATGCAAACAACTTCCAAACATCATTTTTTCTTTGTAGTATTTCCCTCATCATGGTCTTTATAGTTGGCCAGTATAGTTGCTGATATCTTCCAAGAAGGGTAATCTAATTCTTGCATCAATGCTTTCATTAGTCTTTCGTGGCGCTTGACTTGTTCCTTATGTGTTTTGATTTGCTTTTTCTGCAAGTCTACGGTCTTTTGTAGTATCTTAATGTTAATGCGTTCAATTGTTTCGGTTAGTGCTTTCATTAGTTGTCTCCTAGCATTGTTTGGAAATGGTCAGTGTAATGTAGTAAGTAAGTTGCCTTAGCGATAGGGTTGTTAACAAGTTCATCGGGTGATTCAGCAGTATCCCACACATCTAATGGCATGTAATACATAATCATGTCATCTGTTTCTACATAGATGTTATCGTCTTCCGCATCGTGAAAGTTAACTATTCTTACCATTACATTGACCCTTGTCTTTTCAATTGTTCTAATTGTGCCATAGCCTTGTGATAAACATTTTGGTTCGCTGCTTTACGGCTCTGACTCTGCTTTAATTTGCTTTCTTCTGAGTTGTTACCCATGCCATTCTCTCTGCGTCTTTCCCAGGCTAATGACATGTTCTTCTTATGTTCTTCTGATTTCGGTACACCTAACTTTGCTTCACGCATCTTTTGTTTGTGTTCATCAGTCTTGGGTACGCCTTGACATACAGCACGAATAGCGGTGACAACATTATTATAGTGTTCACTACTTAGTTTACCTGTACCACGCACCCATGAGGTGTAACCCTGCTCAGTAATGTCTGAGGGGTCTTCATGGTTCTCAAAGCGTTTGATGTGCTTGTCACCATTGTCATCATAACGATGCCATCTTGTCCAGCGTACTTCTTTCTTCATTGTTTCTCTTTAGCCTTTATGAATCTTCCTAAAGCAATGTTGTAGTTGTCGGTTCTGTCAAGCATTTCGGGTAGCCCAGCAATCTTACCGTGATGCTTAGGCAATGCGATGCAATTGATTACACCTCCACCACCGAATACATTTCGTGTTTCACCGTTAAAGTTATTTGGATTGTAGTTTGCTGCTGGAAAATAATAGATAGTGTACCCAAATCCTTTAAGTGTATCATAGATTACATCAAAGCCAGTGCCGTGCATTGACTCATAGAATATCACTGGGCGATGTTTGCTGATGGTGTTCTGCATACCTTGGAAGACTTTTAGTTCGTGACCCTCAACATCAATCTTTACGACATCTGGTGGGGGCAAATCTAAATCGTCAATTCGTACAGTAGTGCAGGGTTGACCTGTTTCTGCCATCATACATTCACCATAGTTACCAGGAGTACTGGTATCATAATCACTGATGAATGCTTCGCCCACTACATTGCTACAAGCAGAGTGATATAACTTAACATTACTAAGATGCTCTGTATTTTTCTCTAGTAGCAGGTAGTTACGGTCATTCGGTTCAAAGGAGTGTACTTCTTTAGCCATACTTGCAAATGCAACAGTGTGATAACCAATGTTACCACCAATGTCATATACAACAGAGGTAGAGTTAATGTAATTCTTTAGTAAGTCAACTTCTACTTGAGTGTATTCACCATACATCTTGATTGATGCGCCGATAATGTAATCGTTCTCATAGAAATAGAATTGGCTTGTATAGCGTGTGGGTGCGTGAGTAATCATTGTGGCGTAACCTTTACTGGGCTAGTAAGCCAAACATTATCGTCACGCTGTGGTAAACGCTTTGGCATAATGATGTTAATTGGAGTAACCGTTATGTTGGTTGGCGTAGCGTTAGGGTCAACGGGAATGTCGGTCATTTGTTTATGTAGGTTCATTTATTGTCCTTCATTTCGCTGTATTCCATCATCTCATCAAGAGTATGAAACAATCCATCAGGATTTTCAGCACAAGCAACTTTATTAAAGCGTTCCGAAACTGCTTCGGTCCCGTATTGTTCTTCGGCTTCTAATAATTCTTTTGTTAGGTTGTCAAATTGTTTCTTATTCATGTTCAGTTCCTTACAAGTATTTATAACTATGTTAGTTACTGAATATAAATAGACAGTAGGAAAGGCGCATTAAACTGTCGTCCTTGACTCCTGATATGAATGGCTTTGTATCAGTGCGCCTTTTCTACACCTTATTCCACTCTGTATACAGTATCGCTAAGTTTAATATCTTTGGGCCAATCACCCTCAGTGTATGACTTATCGTGAAAGCGTAACTCATTCGTTGGCATGATTGTTAATCTGCCATTGTCTAGTTCAATGAACATAAACTCTTTTGATTGACTTGGGTGCTGTGTGAAGCCATCATACATAGGTATCGCTGTGAATAGATATCTACCAAACAGTTTGCTGCTTCTAATCTCTGCTCGTTGTCCATGCAAGTAATCATACTTGATGACGCTGAACTGGTCACCATAACAATCCCATACCTGCGTATCGTGTAGTTTCCAGTCTGCTTCTGGCTTAGTATTGAATGCAATTGCATGTGCTGGTAGACCTCTGTATACTGCACCGCACTCTAACATTACATGACAGCCCCAACTGTAGCCTGCTTTACTGTGCAATGCAAACCAGATGCAGGGTTCGTAAGTATTAGGTTTTGCGTCTTTGCGTATGAATGAACTATCTACATAGCAATAGATGTGATGTGGTAGATTACCTGAGCCTGTGTATAACATTAATTTGTTCCTTTGTTGTTGTAGTAGTGAAAGCGATACCAATCACGCTTGCGTTTGTTGATGTATTCTTCTTTAGTCATTCCAGGCATTCGTATACGATAATACTCAAGTTCCCATTGACTGATTTGAATGATTGAGGGTTTCGGTAAGTCTGTCATTGTAACATTGTTGACTTGTAACCAAGAGCAAGTTCCTCTTGTTCTTTGATGAATTGCTTGTGTTCAACATCTTCATACTCAAAGTATTCAAAGCGTTTGCCTTCTTCTTGGCTGAATGAGATTAGTTTAGCAGTAAGATAGTTGCCAGGACCTGCTGTGAATTGCTCTGTAAGCATTAGATGAAGTTCTGCCATGTCTACTCGCTTCTTAGTGTAGATTGCGTCATGTACTCGCAGTAGAACTTGATTGCCTTCGTTCTTGATGAACTCATCAGTTTTGTCCATGATGCCACGCTCAATTGTCTGGAACACATACGCCATAACTTTGTTCTTGTTGAAGCTGTTTCTACCGTCTACTAGAAAACTGTGGTCTATCTTGTTGATGACTCCATTATCAATGTACCACTTAGTAATAAGGGCTGTCATTTCTTTTTGTTCACGCATGAACTCTTTAAGCCAGGGATGCTGTAGCAATCGTGCATACTTGTCTTTAGCGAGAACTAAGTTACCTGAAGTCTTGCTCTTGTACGAAAAGATATCTGCGATGCTTGTGTTCTGCCAGGTTCCGTTATTGTCAAAATAACCTTTAGTGTCCATTGATGCACCGAAGCCAATAGCAGTGATTGCTTTCTTGATTGTATCAATCTGCCAGGCTTCTGGGCTGAAGTCGGGCTGATACACAAAGCTTGCAATCTGTTTGCGAATGCTGTCTTTGTACTTGGCACCGCCCTCAATGTATTCACCAGTGTATGTAAACTTCTTGTCTGTGATATGTGTGCAAAGAAAGAACTTGATTGCGTAAACTGCTGCATTTAAGTCATACTGATAGTGGTCACCTAATGCTGCACCTCTTACGATTGAACTCATTGTCTGTAGGCTTTGCCCAGTGTAGTATCTGCGACCATAGTGTGATTCTTTGATGATTTGAGGGAAGACGCCACCTGTAAGTTCAGCGATTAGTAAGATTTGTTGTGCTTGCTCACGATACTTGCGAATTGTATCGTTTTGAATATTATAGTTCTCATTGCCCATGATGTATGCTTTGAGACTACCTACATCAACAGGGGTAATGTCAACTAACTTAGTGTCAGTGATATCAACATCGCCATACATAGCTACGAGTAGTTCTTCTGCGTCTTTGAGTTGAATAAGATGTTTGAGTTGATAATGTGGCTTCACGAGAGATACCTTTCCTGTAAGATTATTGCCATTAGTGATGATTTGATATTGTGATTGAATTGTTTCTACTACCTGGGTAAAGTATTCAACTTTCTTTGAGCCATAGACTGATACTTTGCCCACCTTGCGCTTGAACTCATCTAGCGGTAGTTGCAGGTAATCAGTACCCAAAGTATAATGTTGTCTTGATACAACATAATCTACTAGAGTGTTTTGGTAAAGACGAATCTTATCATCAATGTTTCTTTGCTGCCATTCAGTCTGGCAATTGAAATAGGTATAGAAGCGAGGTGCTTCTAAGGGAATTAAGTCTTGAATAACGAACTTACTCAGATTACGACATTCGGGGGCGTTCCCCGATAGGGGATATGCCCCATTAATAACATTACCATAACTATTAGTCGCACTACTTTTTTGATCTATATTAGTCGCACTACTTTTTGACATAAAAAAAATCCTTTGCATAAGTCCCAAACATGCTCTTTGACGAGAGTGTAGCCCACCGCGTCAACAGTGGGCTACGACATGCTTTAGGATAATAAATGTATGTCTCGTACATTTACAAATCTATTTATACTTTAAATACGATATAGAATCAAATGTTTTGGGTAAAAAAAGAGCGACCTAACCTGGGAAGTTAGACCGCTCTCTTGTTGTTTCTGACAGTAGGACAAGCAAGTTTACTAAAAGTCTTGCCCTAAGTGTCAGCAAGCCTCATTGCTGCTGACTGTTGTAATTATACAACACATTTGAATATATGTCAACCTTTTTTTTGCCTGGTACGATTTTGGTTGACTCTAAGATATAAATACTATATAAGAGTATATGTAGCAACGATGCTACTAACAAATAAAGGAAAGTCAATATGACTACAGAAATTAAAAAAGCAGAAGTAGTTGAGATTCTTAAGGGCGCCCGAACAGTTGATTTTACTACATCAGTTTTGGAAACTAAGAAGAAGTTGGATATGGTTCGTGAAGATTCTCGCAACGGCGACAAAGCAGCAAAGGCTTATGAAGAATCAGTTAGTTTTCAATATAGAATGCAACTTAAGTTTTTATATGAAGCAGCACAAACTGCTTTTCCAGAAGATGAAGAAATTATCCCTGGACACGCTATGTCAAGTTTAGGACCAGAAAAAATCTTAGAAAGGTATGATTTTAAGGTTATTGTCGCAAAGAAGTAAACAACAGTAGCCCCCGAAAGGGGGCTACTACATCACAAAGGAGAGTCAATATGACTGATATTAATACAATGCTTTGGGGACACACTCCCCGCCCATATCGCCCTAAGATCCTAGACAAATATCTTCGTGAGAACGAAGTATCACAGGACGAAATCAACCAACTAGTGCAAGATGTTTGGCTTGATTATGAATTTCCAGGACAGATGAAAACTGTTTGGCGCAGTCTTTGGAGACGGTACCAACCCACACATGATATCAAGGAACCTATTCAAGTGTTTCGCGGTGGTGTAAAGGTTGGCTATAGTTTCACTACTGACTATGATAAGGCAGTTTGGTTCGCTAAGCGCAATCTTATGTTTGAACGAATCATCTATGAGGAACAAGGCTACACCTTTCACGGTGATGCTAAGGTTTGGTCTGCTATCGTAAAGCCAGCAGGCATCTTGTTTACAACTGATGACAGAAATGAGTCTGAGGTTGTAGTAAAGGGTTGGGCTAAGAACATTTGGATTAGCGAACCCACTATTGTTGAAGTTGTAAAGGAATCGTTATGAAAAAGTTACTATTTGTTCTTGCTTTGTTCTCCGGCCCAGTGTATGCACAGGAGCCTGTAAAAGAGACCACTCAAGAAATCAATCATTATGCCCTTGATTTCCCTAGTTTTTATGCAGCAAACCCTGGCAGCGAAGTTGAAAAATCATACAATCGTGTTATTGCTGCTAATGATAAACTTGCTAAAATTAAGGCACAGCGCAAAGAAACAGTCCCTGTTATTCGTGTAGAGGGTACTATTGTAGTGCAAGTGCAAGTTGATGATGGTCGCTATCGTCCTCGTTGCCCATACAACAATTGTCGCTAACATGAACTATCACGGTATGGAACCAGCAAAGCATTTAGAGTTTATGTTCAATGCAGTCATTGAACAGACTGGGCAGAAACGCTATCTGAAAGAAGATTTAGCAGTCTATCACAGACTTAGTTATAACGAACCCACGCCACAGAACATGGCTGTGCGTACTGAAAACGAAATTGCTGTAAAGATGGGTGAGCATGACTATCAGAGGTTTATGGATAGTTACGGTAAGTATCTTGAACTTGTCTACGCTATGAAAGAAGACCCTACTGTAAAAGAGATGTTTGAGAAGATGATTGTCTATCTACGCCTAAAGTACTAAGAGTAAGCCCCGAAAGTGTTTTAATCTCTCGGGGCTTTTTCATAGGATAGTGTAGTCAGCCTAACTATGGCAATAGTATCACAAGTTCAATCGGAAAAAGACTGACTACAAATATATTTATGCCTGATGATTTCAGACAAACTTAGTCATTGCTATCGCACCTATAATCAATGCAGTGCATAGAATAGGAACCAACCAATTGACAAAGGCAGTCTTTATGTTATCGTTTTGCTTTTCTTGCTTTGTCATTTGACCGTCAATCCAGTGCAACATTTCTACAACTTCGTGAGGTGTATAGCCATTGCGACTTGCTTCTAAATCAGACTTAAGTTGTGCTTGTTGCAATGTTAGGGTATTGATAGATTTCACGACTTCCTTTTGGTCGTCGTGAATCTCTCTCACTAACTGTAATAACAGTTCTTCGTTGCTCATTATGCGCCTATCGGATTAATATCAAGAATCACTGATGGGATAGCAACACCACTAATAGTGTTAGCAGTATCAATTGCAGTTAACTGAACAGCAGTATCTGGGCTTGCCCAAGCAAGACGGAAGTAATCATTGACATTTGCTGCATTGACATTGAAGTCCCACGCTGCAACTGCTTTAGCACCACTTCCTTGTAACTCAAGTTGTGTAGCAGTATTGGCAACAGCAGTACCATTCTTGTCTAGCCAGATTTCAATAATATCAGTACCACCATCTGTCTTCTCAACCTGGGCCGAGAACTGAATGTTATAGCGACCTGTTCTTGCTACAGTTATTTGTGTACTGCTTGCAATGCTGATACCATTAGCATCCTCAGTGTTGTTCAA